TTAACCGAGTTTTTCGATGATCTGTTTTTCTTTATCGTTGAGAGGCCATATGGTCACGTCCTCCGCGGCCTTCAGTTCCGCGGCCTTCAGTTCCGCGGCCTTCAGTTCCGCGGCCTTCAGTTCCGCGGCCTTCAGTTCCGCGGCCTTCAGTTCCGCGGCCTTGGCTTCGCTCATCAGATAGCCGCCGCCGAAGATGGCCTTCTTCATGGCCTTCTGCGAAGCGAGCCTAGGCGTGAATGCCACGTCCGAAGCCTTGACACGAAAATCCACGCCAGCCTTGCCGACCTTATTCAGCCGTGTGACGGTCAACAATTCCGGCGGATACGCATACTTCGGCAGATGTTTCCTGCTTTCGCGCCTGACTCGTTTCACCGTATCGTTGACCAGCTTCGTCAGATCCGGTGCGGTGCGGATCAGGTCATCGCCGAAACTCGTCACGAAGCTGGTGTTGACGATAGCGCCGTTGGCGTATTCGATCGCGCAATCAGTGACCAGCATATGCGCGCCGTTGCGCGACGCGCTGGAGAAGATCGTGAGGTTCGGAGCGAACAGGAAGAAAGGAATATGGTTGTCACGATAGAACGCGCATATCTTCGACAGAATCGAGAAAGGTGGGTTGTCCACCACCACCTTGCCATCGGAATAGTCGAACCGTTCGTAGTCGCCGCCCGGATAGAAGGGCCGCACCACCTTGCTGGGGTCGATGCCATACTCACGGCATGCCCAGTCCTTTATCGCCTCATACACCGCGGGGTGGGTGTAGCAGTCGTCCGTGGTCTTCTTCGGTTTGAATTTCTCCACGAACGCGCCGTAATCGTCAATCGTCTGTTGTCTGATGCCCATTTGAAAAGTCCTAAAAATAAAGCCCCTCCTCCAAACGGAGAAGGGGCAAATTTAAAAACAGGGTGCAAAAAATTCCACGGACACTACAGTGCCGCAAATTTTTCCACACCCGAGTTTGAGTCTCACGCCAGAAAATTAATCACGGTTAAGTGTTGTGCCTGAAACAGGTGCAATACTTATTTTTCGCTGGAACCGTCCGGCTTGGCCGCCGTGAGCTGGCTCACGCCGATCAGGGCGCCGACGAACACGCCGACGGCGTTGATGGTAGTGACGAGCTCGCCGCAGTGCGGCAACCCCCACTGCGGGCCGACCACGCCGACCAGCCACGCGACGGCCGGCAGGGCGATCAGCGCGACCCACTTGAGGATCTCGTATGCCTTGTCCGGCAGAAGATAGTCGAGCTCGGTCTTGGTGTCCTTGTCCATTACACACCTCCTTAAGTGTTGCATAAGACCGGCTCCACAACTTTTAGAATCGTGGAGCCGGGATCCGATCAGCGGAGCCGCTGGCCGGGATAGATTGTGTACGGCGGGCGCAAGCCGTTGCGCTGCGCCGCCGCGTACCAGCCGGATCCGTAGATCTTCCACAGGCTCTCGCCTGCACTGACCACGTGAGTGGAGCCGTAGTAGGTCGTGGACGGAGCTGCAGTCGCGGAGACGGAGCCGTAGTAGGTGATCGTCTGGCCAACGTAGATCCGGTTGATGTTGCCGGAAGGCACGCGCCACGCGGAGGCCGGCTTAAGGCCGGTACGCTCGGCGATGGCCGACACGGTGTCGCCGGAGCGGACCACGTAGGTGCGGGACGGCGTGCGGGTCACGGTGGTCTGAGTGGAGGATCCGCCGCCGAGCTTGGAGTTGACGATCGCCATGACGGCGTTGTAGTTGCCGCCGAGGCGATTGATTCTCTCCTGGCCGTTGCCATAGTCTCCGTGGATGACCTTGTCGGCCAGCACGTTGAGGTCTGTCGGCGTCTGCTCCGCTGGCTTGTTGACCTGTGGGGCCGTGGTGACGGTACCGGTGGAGCATCCGGCGCGTTCGCCGCAGGCGATCTTCTTCCAGGCGGTTCGATCGCCGTAGAAACGGTTGAGGTCGAGCGGGCCGCGCCCGTTGATGTAGCCGGTGCTGGCGTACTGCGTCATGCCTTCGCCGGACGCTCCGCCGTTCCATGGGCTGGGCTGGTATCCGGTCGGCTGGCTGTTGGCGTACTGCGCCACCCAGAGCATGCACCGCTGTCGCACCCAGGTGTTGACCTGCCAGACCGCGGAGCGCTGGACGTAGACGATGGGCCAGACCTGCGTGCGGTCATGCACTCGGGTCACCCATGTCTGGATCCATGCCGAATTGCCCCAGTTTGGGTTGGCGGTCGCGCAGCCGTATCGCCCGTAGGCGAGGCACTGCTCCCAGTCGAGGGCGAGTATGGAGCGTCCGACGCGTCCGGCGACGGCGTTGACGAAGGTGTCGGCCTCCGCCGTGGCGTTGCCACCGTTGGCGAAGTGGTAGACACCGGTCTCCTTGCCTGTACGGTCGGCGTTGGCCAGTTGCGTGGCGTAGTTGTTGTTGCTCCAGTAGAGCCCCTGCGTGGCCTTGACGATGACGAAGTCGGCCGAGATGGCGGACGGTATATCCGCCGACTGGTAGCCGCTGATGTCGACGCCGTTGAGGTCGGCCATCGCGGCTGGCGCCACGGCCATGGTGATGGCCATGACCACGCCGGTGACCGCCAGGCGGAAGCGTTTGAGCCACGGAGGCTTGTGCTTGCGCATTCATTTCCTTTCTCTAGAAACGGGAAACCCCACGCTTTCACGTGAGGTTTCATGGGTTATGGCGGCGCCACATGTGGGCGCCACGGTTGAAAAGCAGGACGAGCGCGAGCAGTAGCAGGTATATGCCGCCAGCGATCATGAGACGCATCATTGCCTGTCCTCCAAGTATTTTTCGGCGGCAGCGACTATCCAGCATTGCGCGTCCAATTTCTCAAGCTTCGACAGCTCGTAGCTGACGGCCTCGCTGTGGTCGGTGTCCTTGTCGCCGTAGATCAGGCTGATGATCGTGTTTTTGATCGTGTCACGGCACAACTCGTCCATACGGTCGTCGAATTTCGCGGTACGCTCGCCGAGCTGTCGGGTCTTGGCGAAATGCTGGGAAAGCGGCGAATCGTAGGGCAACCGTTCCGGTTGCACGTGCGCGTACAATCCGGTCGCCAACGCGTCCAAAGCGCCAGGCCATATCCTGAGCATCAGCGTGATGACGGCGCACGCGCCACCCACACCACCAAAACCCGCTAAAAACGTTTGAAACACATTACATCTCCTTGAAATCGTTTAATCTTTTGGCATGGTGTCGCCATCGAAATAATTGCCCGTCAATCCCAACGAGACGAGCTGCTGCCACTGGTCTTGAGGCACGCACAAGCCCTTGCTCAGATTGACCGCGCAATCGTTCAGACCGACGAGAATGCCGTGAGTGGTGTTGGCGGCGGTGAAGACGTAATCCACGCGACCATTCGAGGCGACCAGCCCGCTGTCGCTGCCATTGGTGGTGAGACGCAAGCGCGGATTGTCGCCACTCGTGGAGTACATGTAACAGACGACGCTCACATGGTATTTCACGCCCGCCGTCAACTCCGTGAATGTGATGTCCGATGGTGTCGTGTTCGTCGTCTTGACGCTCACACCGCCTTTCGGCATGGCGCAGTGATTAATGATGAGAGTCATGCCACCACCCCCATAGGGGTTAGGCGAGCGGCATCGTATCCCCGTCGAAAAAGTAAAGGCCGTCGATCAAGGCTTTGTTCGCCTGGTATTCGCCCAGCTCGCACATGACCATGTTCCACACCTTGACGGTCGGACTGCCGGACACGACCTTGTAGCTCAGGTTCATCGGATTCGCGATCGTGGACGTGAAGGACCATCCGATGCGTTGGCTCTTGCTGAAGGTGCCCGGACAGTTGTCCACCGTGACGGAGCCGCCCGACACGTCCAGCCAGACCGTGCACCAGTATGTGGTACCCGGAGTCTTCTCGATGGTCGTAATCGGCGTGTACTCGCCCGGCTTCAGCGTGACGTGGGCGCTTGGATTGCTTATCAGGTTCGTGACCATCATCGGACATCACCCGCCCGACGGACGCTCCTATGCGCGCGGCATCGTGTCGCCGGTGAAGAAGCCCGGAAGCCCCCCCCCACGGCAGTGTCATACGTGTCGGCACGTTCGACAAGGAAGTCCGTGGCCTTGCAGCCGCAGACGGCAAAATGACATGAGTCGGAAGCGGTCTGAACGTCCAGCCGCATCACGTTGACGCCGGTGGCGACATCATGGATGTCACAAAACTTCACGTGATTAACTTCATCCCAGTATTGGATTACCGCGTTTGCGCCGCTGCGCTCCGTGACATTGCATGAGGCAACGTATTGTCCCGGCTGCAAAGACGTCATGCTTCCGTTTTTGAAGTCATGCCAATCGGACGTAACGCCGTCCAATGTATCAAGGGTCTCAGCTGGTTTTGGGCACAGATTCGTTCTTATCACGACAATTCCTCCTTGCCGAGACTGTCGAGCACATCCTTGGGGATCAGTTTCATGGCCGCTGCGAGCTGGCTGTTCAGGATTGCGATTTGCTTGGTGAATGTGCCGATCTGCGCGGAGAGCGTGTCGATGACGTCGTTCGCGTCGGCTGGAATCTGCTGAGTCAAAATGTCTCCTTAAATACGAAACCCCCGCAATCCGCGTGGATTGCAGGGGTTGAAAAATGGTGAAAAGCGGGGTTAGTCGGCGGCGGTCATCGTGTCGATGCGAGTCACGGCCTTCAATTCGTCCAAGGTGAGCGTGCGGCCGAGATTCGTCTTCACGTCCGTCAACGTGACGGACGTGCCGGAATCGTCGAACGTCGCAAGCACGCCACGCTGGTAGTCACGCCACGATTCGGCGGTGCCGTCAGCGCTGGAAAACTCCAATCCCAATCGGCACAATTCCGCTCGCACCGACTCCTTCGGCGGACGCAAATCAAGCACGCCGGAAGCCTCCACGTCGGAATCATCCTTCTTGCCGGTATCCGGTGTCGTGACCTGCACGTCATCCGTGGTCGTATTTTCATTGTTTTCTTCAGCCATGATCAATCTCCTTACTATTAATGGCTTTGTCTTGGCATGAGCGCTTCGTAGAAGCGCTCCTCGCATTCGCGCGTCGGTCTCATTCGGAGACCGGGACAACGGTGACCGACAGATCGAAGTCCGTGTACATCCCCTTATCGCCTGGCGAGTACGTCCGGTATGCGACGTTCACGAAATATTCGGTCCCCTCTTCCAGCTTGACGGTCGTCGGATTCGAGCCGACAGTGACGACGGCTTTCGATGGGGAGCCAGCCATGCCGGAGTTGACCTGGATCATCCTGCCGGTGCTTCCGGCATTGGTGATTCCATCACCTCCGCTATGGCTACGTCGTTTCGTGGTGAAATCAATGGAGACATCGGTCGCGGCAATGCCGTGTCCGTCGTTGATTTTTTTGACGTTCAGCTGGACCTTGAATTTGCCCGTCCTGCTCCTGACCGAGCCATCCAACGATTTTTCGACGAAATAACTTGACCATTCGCCGCCCGTCGTCGATGCCTGCGATTGGATGTGACCCTGCCATTGCAAGGATTCGTCATCAGCACCGTTGGCGATACCGTTCAGGCTGTCGAGATAATCGACACGGCCTGCCAGAGCGTTGTACTTGTCCTCGCTCACGAATGTCATGGACTGCTGCTGCGAGCCGCTTGGAGCCGTCACGATGATTCCCAGCTGCGTGTCGAAATACGCCGTGGTCCATGTGACGGTATTGCCGGACTGGCGAATGCCGACGATCAGGTTGATGCGTTCGGTTCGTCCAGACTTGCCGTTGACTGCCAATGATGAGGCATTGAGTTTAGCGTTGGAGTCCGTGAATTCCAAAGCAGCAGCGCCGGACTGCAAGCGGGCAGTGCCGACACCGGCCACGGTTTCCGAGAGGTAGACCATGGCTTTGCCGGCCTTGCTGTCGGCGATGTCGCTGAAGGCTGTGAGCTGTGCCACGCCATTCTGCGATTCGTCCTGCAAGAGTGTCAATGTGGCGTTCGGCCTGCCCGTCACGCGGAGTCCGCTGGATGCGGTCAATCCGCTGACCTGCTTGCCGGCGCCGGTCACGAGTTCGGAGCTGACGAATGGATAATTGCCAGTGCCGGTGAAACCGTCACCGACGAATCTGACGCCCGCACCCTGTGAACTGTATCCGGTCGAGCTAGCCAAATTGAATGCCGGGTCCAAGTCAAGATATCGACCACTGATGCCGGTCTTGAGCCGTCCGGTGATGACATTGCTCTCACCTTGGCCATCCAGATAGACGGTCTGGTTGTGGTTGGAATCCCACATTTGCAATGCGGTCGAATTGAGCTTCATGCCAGTGTTTGCATCGTCGGAGCTTTGAAATATCGCGCCGGTGAACACGTAGCCTCGGAACTGGCCTGCCGCCACCTTGTCGGACGTGATAGTGCCAGCCGCGATCTTGACAGCCGTCACGCTGTTTGCCGCCAGCTTGTCGGCGGTGATCGCTCCGGACACTATCTTCGAAGCGTTCACCGAGTTCGCCGCGAGCTTGTCCGCGTTAACCGCGTTCGCGGCGAGCTTGTCCGTCGTGATTGCACCGGACACGATGTCGCCCGCCTGAATCTTATGGACATTCAACAAGGCCACGGTCATATCCTCCGTGACCTTGAGCTTCGCGGTGGTCACTGCGTTTGCGGCGAGCTTGTCCGTGCCGATGGCACCGGCCTGCAACTTGCCCGCCGTCACCGCGTTCGCGGCGATTTTGTCGGCGTTAACGCTGTTCGCGGCCAGCTTGTCGGTCGTGACCGCGCCAGCCGCGATATCGCCAGCATTGATCTTGTGCGCGTTGAGCAGCGCAACCGTCATATCCTCGGTGACCTTGAGCTTGCTCGTGGTCACCGAATTGGCCGCGAGCTTGTCGGCGGTGATGGCCAATGCGACGATATTCCGCGCCTGCACCGAGCCAGCCGCCAATTTGCCAGCGGTCACCGCATCGGCAACCAGCTTCTCGGTCGTGACCGAGTTTGCCGCCAGCTTGTCCGCCGTGATGGCATTGGCCTTGACCTTTTCGGCGGTCACGGAATCCACGGCGAGATGCTTCGCGGCCACCGTGCCAGCAGCGAGGATGTTGTTCGCCACGAGGTCAAAAGGTTCGAAGCGCGTGCCATCCCACGTCAGGACTTCGACCACGCGATCTGTGAGCGGCACCAAGACGCTCGGACTGTTGTTCGGCGCGCCTTGCCAGTACGTGTAAAAGTCCGCGAGCATGGACGGCGAATTATTCTTCTCCCCTTGCCAGCGAGTCCAATACTTCTGCGTGCGCCACCACATGTCACCCGGCTTCAGCCCATCATGCGCGGGTTCGTCGGGGCCACGGTAGATCAGATTCTTGCCGTCAGCGGTGGTCTGCGCCTTTTTCGCGGCGGCCTGCGCCTGATTAGCCTGCGCGGCAGCGTTCGCGGCGGCGGTCTGAGCCTTGTCAGCGGTGGATTGAGCGGTTTTGGCCGCATCATTCGCCTTGACGGCGGCGTTGGCCGCATCGGTAGCGGCCTTGTCCGTCACCGCCACCCAAGCCGACCCATTCCACCGTTTCGGCGTGTTCGCGCCACCGGTGGTGTCAATCCACAAGGTAGTCGGCTTGCGCATCGACGTATCCGGCGCAGTGGACTGGATCAGCACGTCGGCCTTGCCGTTCGCCACGCCAGCGGCGGCGGCAGCAGCCGTATTCGCCTTCTGCGCGGCATTGGCCGCGTCCGTGGCGGATTGGGCCGCGCTGTCGGCGGTGGCCTTCGCCTGCGTCGCAACGCTCGAAGCGTTCGCGGCGGCGGTCTTGGCGTTGGCCGCATCCGTCTTCGCGGTTGAAGCGTCCGATTTGGCGGAAGCCGCGTCGGACTTGGCCGCATTGGCCGAAGCGTTGGCGGTGTTCGCCAAAGTCTCCGCATTGCCAGCGGTCTTCTTCGCGCTCTCGGCGGCGGTCTGCGCCGCATTGGCGGCATCCTTGGCCTGACCGGCGGTCGCGGTCGCGCTCTTCGCGGCGGCGTTGGCCGCATTGGCGGTGTCCTGCGCGGTCTTCGCCGCACCATTTGCCGTGTCAGCCGTGCCCTGCGCGGTCTTCGCGGCCGCAGCGGCATTCTCAGCAGCCTTGCGGGCATCCGTGGTCTTCGCCGCATTGTCCGCGATATCCGACTTCGCCTGCTCGATCTGCTTCGCATTGTTCTCCACGTCGGCATAGCCCATGTGGTTCCACGCGGAGCCATCCCAGACAAGCGTATCGATAACGCGGTCAGCAAGCGGCACGAGCACGGAAGGCGAATTATTCGGAGTCCCGAGCCAGTACGTGTAAAAGTCCGCGAGCAGTGAGGGGCTTGCGTTCTTCTCCCCCTGCCAGCGCGTCCAATACTTCTGCGTCTTGAGCCACAGGTCACCGACGATGAGATTGCCCTTCGGCTCGTCGGGACCGCGAAACGTATGGTTCTTGCTATGGGCTTCGGCATACGCCTGCGCCGCCGACTCCTTCGCCTTGCTGATCTCCCCGTTCGCCGTGGCCAGGTCGCTTTTGGTCTGCGCGATGTCCTTCCGCGCCTGCGACAGATCGGCCTTGGCCTGCGAGAGCGTCTGATTCGCCGCATCAAGACCAGTCTTATTCGCCTGAATGTCCTTCTGCGCCTGCGTCAGCTTCGCGGTGTTATCACTCAACGTTGCGTTGGCAGAGTTGATGGCCGACTGGTTCGCCCTGATGTCCGACTTCGCGGATTCAAGAGCATTCGCCGTGGCCGACTGCGCCTGCTGATTCGCGGCGATATCCTTCCGCGCCTGATCCAGCTTCGCCGTATTATCCTTCAACGCCGTCTGGTTGTCAGCCAAATCCTGCTGGATTCGTTTGACCTCCTCCGGCGACACAGCGGAAGCCACGGTCACAGTGGCAAGAGCAGACCAAGCGGAACGGTTGCCCGCATGATCGACGGAACGGAGCGCATAAGAGTGCTGTGAGCCAGCCGTCAGGCCGGTGATGACGTAATCGCCCTGACCCGACTGGGTGGCGCTGATGACCTGCATTCCAGCGACATTGATACCCTCGCCCACCTCGATATGGTCGAAGTCAGGCTCCATCTGAGCGCCGGCAGCGGTCTTGCCGTCCCAGTGGACGGTCACCACGCCAAGCTCGGACGACAATACCGGCTTCGACGGTACGGAGCATGGCGTCGTATCCGACTCCACAGTTGCCACCACGACGGCCGACCATTCGCCAAGCTTGTCCGAATACGTCGGCACAGCCCTGACGCGCACCTCGATTTGCGTGCCGCAATCCAAGCCTCCGAAACCGAGCTGCGTTTTGTCAGTCGTGCCGGCGGAATGCCAGGGCGCGCCATCCTTGTGCAGCTTCCACTCGACCAAATAATTGGAGATCTCGATGGCTGTGTCATTCGTGGCCTGCGTGACCGCACTCCACGAGGCTGTGGCCAGACCGTGGGCGTACCCGTCCGAACCAATGTATGCGTCCGTCTGCACCACAAGCCCAAGCGGGGCCTTCGGTACGCGATGGTCGCGATCGGAAGAGGCGGTCGTGCCGCCCTCGCTGCCGGCCAATGCGGCACCGCCGGTGATGCCTTTGATTTTCTTCGCCTGACGCACGGAAGCGTCATACTTAATATCATTCAGAGCGATTGAGCAGGATAAGCCCTCGTTCTGGCGCATGCTCAGGTCGATTTCCTGCACGCGCACCTTCTCGCCGTGAGCCACGGTTGGGGCGGTAATCCAGTCACCGGCGTGATAGTCGATGAGCGGCAGATTATCCACATTCGCGGTCACCAGATCGCGCGTGTACTGACCACGCACACGAGCCGCATCATCAAGCGTGGACTGCATGAATGCTTGAGCGGTGTCCTTGTCGGACACGCCGCCCTGCGACGAATAGGATTCCCACTTGCCCCACGGCGTCGGAGCAGCCGGATTATCCATGCGGAAAAGCAGATTATTGTCACCCTCGACAAGAATGGTGGACGCGAGATCGGCGATGCTTTCCTCGTATGGTGCCTCGCTGATATCGCGAGCAAGCTGGAGCACGACGCTTTTGCTCAGGTCACGGCTCAATGCCGTGCTGTCGGCGTTCCACATTTTCAACGTGCGCCCGCTGGTGCGCCAGTCGCAGCCGCCACCATTGACTAGCGAGCTGAGAATGGTCTGCAGGTCGGTGCCCAAGGAATAGTAAAGCGTGTACTTCCTCGCCCATGCCGCGCCGCCCGCGTCCCTCGCGGTGTCGAAGCCGAGCGTCAGGCCGGTGGCCACGCCGCCACGCGCCTTGTTCTCATCCACCAGGGTCTTGATAATCACACCCGGATTCGACGAATAGAAGGGCCGCTTGCCCTTGTTGTCGCCATCCGCGAGCAGATGGCTGGAATCGTTGTTCTCCGCCTTGCTCAGGAGCCAGCTGATCGACTGGCCGGAATAGGTGACTGTACGCGTCCGGTCATCGGTCTTGCCGGAACGGCCGGTGATGACATAGCGAGCGTTGTCCGGCTCACGATAGCCAGTGCCGTCCGACACCTCCACGGCCACTTCGAGGCCATCGGTAAGCTCACGATCGAACGCCTGCGCGTCACCGGACAGCATCGAATATTCGATGCTGATCGCACCATCATCATCGTGGAGCATTGAAGCGCTGAAGCTCACCGGCTCCGCAAGGACGCCGATACGCGCGCCGAAAGGCCGGTATGCCACGAGACGAGCATGCAAAGTCTTTGCCATGAATCACTCCCAGGATTGCAAAACCGGCATGTCACCTTGTCGGTGCCGCCGGTCTGTTTGATGGTGATGCGATAGTCGCCGGAATCGATTGCGGGCCACACCTGCAGTGGCTCGGTGGTCCAGTCGATGCCATTCGATGCGTCCGTACCACCGGACCATGCGTCGGCATTGGCCGCCGTCCACGCCTTGCGATTGGCCGCATCGATAAAGAGGTAAGGTCGTGAGGCGTCACGTTTGCCGCCCCACATGAGATTCGTTCCACTCACCGGATCTGAAATGGTCACACCAGTGGCGGCACCGAAACGCAATACCAGCGTGCCGATTGGCGCATTGGAAAGCCAGCCCTCCGGCACGGTGTCGAAAAGCTCGGACGGACTGGCGTTAGGCAATCCAGCCCACCGTGTCCAATAACCCTTGTTGCTGGGCTTATCGACACTACCGGCCATGAGACGCCCGCCAGTCGCGTCCAAGGTGCGCTCCTGCCACTGCTCCCCCTGCCAATAAACGTCAGGCAATTGGAAGACGGCGGTGGCCGCGCGGTGGTCATCCCACGGAATCTCGTCACCGTCCGGCTGACATGACGTGCACACCGCGCTGGCGGTCATGCGCCGAGTCCAACCGGACACCGTGTCACGCTCCACGCGCGTCAACTCGGACGCGAGGCGGCAGAGACGATAAAAGCGATGCATCAAAGTATCCGCATCAGGCCCGTCAGTGATGAATTTGAGTGTGATTTCCGGCGCGTCGAAAGCCACCGGCCCAGCCGGAAGCATGACGCCGTTCCGGCCGTTCACCGTCACGGAATCAATACGCGGGCTGATGCTCGTGAAATGGGTGGTGCCGACTATCAGGTTCGAATGCTCACCGGTCAGCTGCTGACCATTGATGAGATAATCCGTGAGAATCATTGCACCACCCTTTTCGCTCGTGTGTCACCATTGCGGCATTGCCGCCGTCTGCAATTTCTGCTGCGTCGAAATCGACGTGGGCGCGATCGCCGGATAATTGAACGTCTGCGTGACATACGTGGCACCACCACCGCCATTGCTGACATTCGCCCGACCAGACTTCGACGCATCCACATCAAAACCGCCATTGATCTGCGCATTCATGCCATTGACAGTGCGCTGCACATCCTTCCAGCCAGCCTTGAGGCTCTTGTCAAAGCCCTGCATGATCGCCAAGCCAGCAGGCTTAAGCATCACCTTGTCGTAGCTGAGCGGACCCTTGTGTCTGACGATCCAATCGCCGATGCCACTCACAAAGCTCTTCACTCTGCCGAAAGCCGCCTTCAGACCATTGAGCAGACCATTGATGATGCTCGCGCCGGCGTTCCACAGCAATCTCCCCGCACCGGCGAAGATGCCGATAATCGCACTGCCAATGCCCCCCAAAAAGCCGAGCACGCCTTGCACAACACCATGCACAATTTGACTAAAGCCGTTCCAAGCCTGACTCCAATTGCCATTAATCAGACCGGTCACCAGATTGATGACACCCTGAATCACATTGACGATGCCCCTGACCACCATCGTGATGCCGCCGATGATGCCCTGGATGAAAGGCAGCATCGCTTGAATGGTCGGCAGCAATGTCGAGCTGATAAAGCCGACGATCGCGGAAATGATGGTGGACACCAATGGTGCGAGAGCTTGAATCACCGGCACCAGAGCCTGAATCACGCTGGTAATCGCCTGCACCACCGTCGTAACCAAAGGCTCAAGGCCCTGAATCACCGGCGTGATGGCAGCCACCACGCCAGTGATGAGACTGCTGATCTGCGAGATGACCGGCATGAGCGCCTGAATCACAGCCGTGATGGCCGCGACCACCGCCGTGACAACCGGCTGGACTCCTTGGATGGCCGGAGTTATCGCCTGAATGACGGTGGTCACCACGGTCAGAATGCCTTGAATGGCCGGCACCAAAGCACCCACAAGCGTGGAGATTATCGGCGTCAGCAGCGGGATTATCTGGCCGACGAGATTGGTGATTACCGGCATGACAGCTGCCGCCAATTGACTCAAAGCCGTCATGAGCGTCTGAATCGACGGCTGAAGCATTTGGAATGCCTGCTGCAAGCTGACGAAAACGTTCTGCAGCATCGTGCCGAATTCGCTGCGCAATTGCGGGCTCGTGGCAATAAGGCCGGCCAGAGCGCCAATCACCAAAGTGACAGGACCACCAAGACCACTCAGGACGCCGCCGAACTTCGACAGCAATCCGCCAATCACCGGCACGCCACTCAATCCGCTCAAAGCGCCGCCAAGACCAGCCGCGCCAAGCAGACCAGTCACGGCTGCGATAGGGCCGGACAATCCAGACAATTGGCCCGTGAAGCCGCTGAAATTGATTTTGCTGATCTTGTCAGCGACAGCGCCGAACACTTTTTCAAGCGGCGGGCCGATCTTCTCGGCCAGTGCGGCCACCTTGTCGAAAAACGCGGTGATGAGCGGTTCGACGGCCTGCACCATCTTGATGACCGCGCCGCCGACACCGCCGAAAGCAGCGATGAGATCATTGCCGATCGAAGTCTTCAATCCAGCGATTTCATGCTGTAGGATGGTCATCTTGCCCTGCGGCGTGTCCGCCAGGGCCTTGTTGATGCCGCCGAAATTCGCTTCCAGGACCTTCGCGGCCATCGCGGCCTTCTCGGAAGCGCTACCCTCCTGAAGGACCTTCTTCTGCGCGTCCGTCATGGTCACGCCATATTTGCTCAGCGCGGTAGCCGAGCCTGTCATGACCTTGCCAAGCAGATTCGCTATCTGCACGCCATCCTGCGCCGTCGCGTTATAACCCTTGTTGTTGGCGATCATGTCCGCCAAAGCGGGCGTCAAAGTCTTGACCTGATCCGCCGTCAGCGCGAAAGTGCCGAGCTGTGCCTGAGCGGCCTTCAACGTGCCGCCGGATATGACGCCGGTCTGTCCAAGCGTCTTATTCAGGCTGAGCAGCGACTTCTGCTCCTCATCCGTCCAATTGTTGTTCTTGGCGACCTGCTGAAATTTCGCGGTCACCTCACCGGCCTTGAGGGCCGCATCCACGGCCTGCTTGCCGAAATTCACCAGATATCCGCCAGCGGCGGCAGCGGCGCCGGACACGACGGTGGCCATGCCCTTAGCCGCCTTGCCGATGCCGGACACCGCCTTCGAAGCGAACCCGGAAGCCTTGCTCAAACCCGAATGCAACGCATTACCGGCCTTCGCGGCCGCATTACGCGCACCCTCCGGCAAAGCATTCCAAGCAGCTGAAAACTTGCTTTTGATGTTGGACGTGACCTCGCCAGCCGTCGAACTGATCTTCTGCACCGCCGCGTTCACGCCCGGAATCTTGCCGACAATCTGCTGGGCGGTTGACGTGAAGCCGGAAGCCATACGACTGAACGCGTTCTTCGACTTGTCCGCCTCGGCGGCCAACTGCGTCTCAAGATCCTTGAGCCGTCCCTGCGCCGTCTTGAGGTTGTCGGACGCCGCCTTGAGATTGTCGGCGGCCGCTTTTTGCTTGATCTGCGCCTGCTCCAGTTTGATGGCCGCAGCCTGAGCCTGCGTGCTGTCCGCACCATATTTCTGCGTGGCCGCGTTCAGCTTCTCCTGAGCTGCCTGAACCTGCACGCCAGCCGCCTTGAATTTCAGCAGCGCGTCAGTATTCTTCTGGCTCGCCTGCGCAACATCCTTCTTAAAGGACTTCAAAGCATCGGAATTCAATTCGGCGGCGCCACTATTGAAACCGGACTTGAAAGCGCTGCCGACCTTCTTGCCCTGCTGCGCTCCATTGAAGCCCTTGCCAAAGGCCGTCTTCATGTCACCGACGGCCTTACCGGTCTCCTTGGCCACGTTCTGGCGGAAGCCATTCATCTGCGGGAAAATGCTCACATGCGCGGAGCCAAGCTCGCTACCGCCAGCCATGGCAGCCTCCTCTATTCACTTGTTTTTTTGAAGCCGAAGATGCTGCTCATCGACGCCAAAGCCGCACGACGCTCCTCATCGGTCACTTCGACATGCTTCTTCCCAGCCTTTTCCGGCGCGAGGTCACCAAGAATCGACGTGCCGCCAGCCTGAATCGCGGTAATGATCGCCGTCGCATCCATCGGCAGCACCATATGCACCGCAGTCATGCCCGTATATGTGCTCGGGTCAGCCGAAAGGCTCTCCCACAAGGCGATCGCGTCCGCAAAGCGGAGTCTGCCGCCCAAGTCAGCCTGCAGACTCCACCCGCGAGCCGCGAAATCGGCTCTTATTCGACTGCCACCGTCTCCTTGGAGGAGCTGGCAGAAGCCGACGATTTTCCCAATTCCACACCCTGAATCTTCGACAAAACCTCGCCGTAATCGTTGAGGATGTTGAATGGAACCATTACCGGCTCCTTCGCCAACTCATTGGCCGCATCCTCGCCAGCAAAAGCCGCGAGAATATCCTTCAAAGCCTGAATCTGCTCCGTGTTGGACTGCAGATCGGACAGGCGCACGAAATCATCGATGCTGAGATTCAGAGGCAGCTTGTAAATGTGGCCGTGCGGTGCGAGGAACCACACGCCGTCGTCCTTGATGAGGTGCTTCACCTTCATCCGCTCGGCCGACGCTTCAAGCGCCTTCTCCTCGTCCTCCTGAGTCCAGGCTTCGAAATCGGCGGCTGAGGGCATCACGGTGTTCTTGGTCATTGCTTCCTTCTTTCAAACAACTATGAAAAATTCCTTTACTCCACTGGATGAAGAGGAAGAATCCCAGCACATGCGAAGAAAGGAAGAAAGAAACACATGCTGGGAAGAGTTGAATCAGTCAGCCACCGGCTGAGACTCGGAATCATCAGCCTGATGATCGGTGGCGTGAGACCCGGACGAAACAGTCGGAGTCACGAAGGACTCCAAATACTTGCTGTTGCCGGAATCACAGGCGTCGTCCTGAATCCATTCGATGGTCCAAGCGTCACCGGTGTTCTCGCCGGCCTTATCCTGACCCTGCTCGTTGCCGGTCAGATTCACGACACCAAGACGACGGCGATGCGTGCCATTCTTGAACACCGTCTCCTGATAACAGAACCACTTGCCGTCCTGAATCACATCGGTCACGTGATACACGCCACTGGAGTCCGGCTTGCCGATGGTCATCTGGCGCGTGATGTCGTTATCCTCGGCCACCGTGAACTGCGCGGTCAGCGACGCCTTGCCATTAATCGAATATCCAGGCTGGTGGAACTTGATCGCATCATCGGCGTCACGGCTGTCCTGCGGCGCGCCATCCTCGGTGATAAGGCCGACGAAGCCACCCTTGGTGAAAATCTTGTCCAAGCCGGTCTTCACGTCGGCCACGGTCGGCGCGATGAGATCGGCGGTCAGCTTCTGCGTCGCATCATAAGGTGCGAAGCGGAAGGCGCTTGTCACCACGATCTTCGCGGCGCTAAGGTCATTGCCTGCTGAATCAGCTGCCATATTTTGTCCTTTCAAACAAAAAAGGCGCTGAAACACAACGTTTCAACGCCTTAAAAATTCAGAAAACTTATAAATTATTGGAATTCCCCAATAGTGGAGAATTCGAGAGTCAGATAGCATCTGGCGATATTCGCGTCCTCGGCCACGAAATACGGACCATTGCACCCGTCCTCTTCGATTGCCGCGATCGGAGAACCATCAAGCGAGCAAATCGCCGGGTCGGTGAGCAAACCGTAGATCCGTGCCGCCAAGTCACGGCAGGATTTCGGAGCGGCACGAGCCCCATAACGCACGGTCACGCCGACGCTCCTATCGAAGAGCACGCGATTCGACTGCGATCCGCCATCATCACGCACCACGACGAGCGGCCGCGAGCCGTCGTAATCGTCCGGCTCACGATTCGAAACGATGATCGTCGGGAAAGACGATTTCAACCGTGCGCGCAGATACGAGCACAGCCGAAGCTCAAGATCCGGTGGCAAGACCATGGTCACGACTTGCCTGCCTTCAACGCCTTGCGGAGATTGCCAGTCTTCGATTCCACGAGCAGGGTCTTCGGGTCGGTGCCGACCACCATGCATGTGGTTCGATGCGCGTGCTTGACCTCCTGGATCTGGAGGCCATCGCGATACGCTCCCGTATCAACCGGAGCATGCGATTGCGCATATGCGAGCGTCTTCTCGGCGGCACGACGGGTCATGGCCTTGACGCCAGCCGAATTCATCAATTCGTCAAAATATTTGTCGTTGAATTTGACCATCACTCCCAAAAGCCATCACCCCCTGTACTCGGATAGTGGAATCTCGACCGTCGGCTGCCACGACGTGAAAGCATTCGCGTCACGGCTCGGATAACCGGACACCTCCCAACGTCGCCCGTCATCCGGCAACGCTTGAATCCTGTCACCCGGCATGATGTCGAGAGTCGGATCTGGAGACGTGAGGTAAGCCGCGCTCGTGATCTGCTCGCGCAGACCGTCCGGCGTGCGCATGCTGCTGGAACTGGCGAGAGCGCCGGTGAAATCCAAAGTTTCCGGATTGGACCAGTCCTCGCCAGCCTGCTCGCCAGAATACGGGTCATCGACCTTCCTCGCACGAAGTCGCCGCCATTTTGTGGCGCCCGGCATGCTGAAGGACGAGCCATGGCCGAGATAATCCAACACGGAAGTCACGGCTTCACCCCCCACGACAAGCGGTAAGGCTGCAGCGTACGCTTCTCGGAATCGAAAAGCGCCACGTTAGGCACGCCACCATCGGAACCCGAACGGTAGGTGACGCTTGAGCCATTCGTGGATTGGGAGGATACCGTGCCGGGCACCTGCATCACACGAGACGCGATGTCCAACAGGATCATCTGCACTTCCGGCACATCCTCCAAATCCCAGCCATCAGTGATGGTCGCTTCCACACTCCCCGGCAGATCAGGGAAGGTGACGCCATTGACCAGCACGAGGCTCCCAGCCTCGCCGAAACGCGCGTCCTGCACATGCTCCACGCCATCGAGCTTCAGACTCGAAAGCGCGGTCACATGCTTGGATGGCAAGAGAAGCGAGTCACCGCCATGACCATCCAAGCGAATCGTGCGGGTGACGGAAGGCGCGACATGCCAGCCGCAATACTTGCGAATCGCAGCCTGAGCGGCCCTCATCTTGAAACCGGCATCGACTTGGAAAGAGTCGGCGCTTGGAATCAGATCACCAATCACGGCAGTCATGCCGCACCCCCAATCACTTACTTGGCTGCCATCAGGCCAGCGGCCACCAGAGAATCGATAAGCGCATCGAATTCCTGCTTGGTCGGCGCGTCAGAAGCTGCCTTTGGCACATTCTTCGCCACCGGAAGAGAGACGTCACCGCCGATAGCGACCGGCTTGCCCTTGGCGTCAAGCGCCACAAGCTCCGCCACATCCTGTGTCTTGTCGACGTTCGTCTCTTTCGGAGTGGCGAAGCGCACGTACTTCTGCGTCATGATCAGGCCGCCTTACCGAGAGTGACCTTCACGAAGGCCTTCGGATACTTGACCTGCAGGCCCAGACGCTCGGAGACGCGGCACTTCTGCTTGAAGTGCAGGAAATCGTCGGTGTCGGAGTCGGTCATCTTCACGACCAGACCGCCCTTGCGCAGCACCTTGGCGCTCTTGAAGGCGCCGACCAGCGCGGTGCCTTCGGTGATGGCGGTGGTGGCCACGGTCGGGATGTTCCAAAGCTTGGCCCCATCGGTCAGGTTGAGGTAGTTGCCGTTCGCATCCTTGGCGATGGTCAGCTTCCAGAAGTCAAGCGGGTTCATCACGTAGGCGTCGGCTTGGAAGTTGGTGGTGGTGGTGATCTGCAGGGCCGCCTTGGACAGACGGTCGGCGTCGGACAGTTCGTCCTTATCCATCGTCTGAATTCCACGGTTGAACAGGCCGGTCAGATTGTTTTCAGTGCCATCGCCGGACAGCAGCTGCGTCTCCTCCTGCAGCTTCAGGTCATACTGCGCGGCGTCGTTGATTTCGCCGATGACCCAGGACAGATCATCCATCATGTCCTCGCTGATGCCGAAGAAGCTGGCCACCTTGCCGATTTTGTCCTGTTTCCAAGTCGGGTCCTTCCAATGGACCTGCGGGGCTGCGCCGGTCTCCTCGACCATCTTGGCGTTGCCTTCCAGCTCATCGAAAACCGGATACTGCAGGACGGTGCCGGTGATGGCGCCGGTAGAGAACAGGTCGGCCACAACCAGCGGACGCTGATACGGGCGAGCAGGCTCGGTATCGGTCTGGGTCAGATACGGCGTGTAACCGGCAGACGGCGCACCCTCGACATTGGTGTCGGTGTTCGCCTTGCACTCGACCTCGTAGCCATGAGCGATGGCGGACTTCACGTCAAAGCCCGCCGTCTGCATGGACTTGACGTAATATTCGCCGACGCTCTTGGCATGGATGGCATCGGAGCCACCGACATGCTGCACGCCAGACTTGGCATTGAGCTGTCCGATCTGCGTGAGCAGATCATCGGACTGCTTCATACCGTCCATCTGACGGTCGATGCCCTCGACCTCAGCCAGCGCGTTCTTCACGAATGCGATGGTGTCGCCATCCGCCTTGCCAGCGGCCAGCAGACCCTGCTTCTCTTCGAGCTGCTTGACAAGCGCGGCTCGCTTTTCCTTGAGAGATGCCATTACGGTCACTCCCCTTTCCGCCCAACTTGGGCAATCTTGATTGCGAGTTGCAACGCTTCCGCTTCGGAAAAACCGTCCGGCTCCTCGGACTTGGCCCCTTCAGGCTCCTCGTTCTTGGCTGCACCGGCATCCGATGCCTTCGCATCGTCACTCTGGTCATTGTCATTGTTGTTGTCGGACTGAGTGGTGTTCTCAGCCACGAAATCTTTGAGCTTCTTCGCCTGACCTGTCAGGTCATCGGCGATCTGCGAGAGAATGTCTAGATCCTTCTGCGAGATGGGGCGTCCTGTCTTCAACCGGCCCAGCGCGTCCTTCACGTCCACGATGCCGGTATCCTGATTCGCGCCGATCGGCACGAAGGATGCCTCATACACCTTCAATTCGCGCAGTTCGTTCGCCTTGGTGCCATCATCAAGCTCAACCTCGCCCTCGTCCACCACGTCGAATGCGAAGGACAGTTGTGTCAGACGCTTTTCCTTGATCAGGTGGTAGACCTGCGCGGCCTTCGGAGAGTCCATGTCGAAATGGCCTTTAATCCACCAGCCGTGATCGTCCTCGCCCATCGAATCGACGCCGCCGATGTTGTAATCGGGGTCATCCATACGATGCCCATACAATACCGGCAGCGTGTTGCCGCTGTCCTGCCATGCCTTGATCGTCTTGTCGAACGCGCCGTTCGCCACCACGTCACCGTAACAGTCGGGTTCGCGGGTGAAAGTGGAAGGGTAGGCGATGAATTCGCCGTCCTTGAGCGCCGCGTCCTCGCCGTCTGCCTTGAATCGGCAATCGAAATCCTTAAAGTGCATCATGCACCTCCTTGAAATGCGTTCGCATGTCCTCCGTCTCCTGCAATGCCCTCACACCGGCATCGAACTGCCCAAAACCGGCCTTGATGGTCAGGTCGGCCTGCAGTTCGTTCTGCCATTTGAGCCATTTGATGTCATCGACGCCCATGCCGGCGCCGAAACGTGATCTGACGCTCTTCTCCAGGCGGTCGCGCCAAGCATTGACGATTGCTGCCGTTTTCTCGCCGTCGTCCGATTCGATGGCCGAACCGTCGGCTGGACGCGACGGGTCACCGCCATCCTGCGGGCTCGACTGGCCACCCTTGGTGACATTGAGCGGCACAACCAGTTCGTCACCGCCATCGACGCGCGGCAGATTCTGACTGGCGCGCGCCTCGTTCGGCGTAATCCACGGAGCTCCCACCGAAGTGCTCATCACACTGGCCTGTTCCTCGAAATCGCCGGAAAGCTTGCTGCGGATGTCGAATTCGATGTAATTCGCGTCCGGCGTACCGACCTTCGGAGCGAGGAAAGTGTTTATCCTGTCCTCAATCATGCGCATGGTCGGACCAAGCGTCTCGGAATACAGCATCTTGCGGAATTCCTTGGTATTTGAGAAATTCGCGTTATCAAGGATGCCGACCATGACAGGCGAGACATGGTAGACGCTTGCGACGGTGGACAGCGAAAGCTTCGTGACCTCGCTGAATTCCTCCTCACGAGCATTGAAGCCCAAACGCTTCAACTCCATGCCATCCTCAAGCAATGGCGTGGCACCGGCCTGCGCTCCCTTGTCGGTGAATTCCTTCCACCCGCGCATGAAACGCTCACGGTCGGCGTCACTCCATTCCGGCGCATCCTTCGGACGCACCAGCACGCTGCCGATACGGCCGCCGCGCTTCCACACCTGAGTGCGATACGACCATGCCTGAATCTGCTCGTTGATAATGTCCTTCAAGGCCCTCACGGGGGTAACGCCCTGCGTCGGGTCGTCCGGATTCCACCCGTGGAACACAAGCATGTCATCGGCCGGCACATCATAGTATGACGTGCCCAAATTAGGATAAACGCGATAATAGGCCGGCTGGAACACACTGCCATCACGCTTCGCCTGCACCCAGCATGGCGGAATCGGCTGAATCTGCCAGCTACCGAACTTGTCGGCATCCCGATCAGGCGTCTGCATGACCACCCAGTAGGCGTTATCGTAAAGCGCCAAGTCAGCCACAAGCTGACGCATCAACTCATAGCCCGTCATCGTGCCGTTCGGCTGCTTCAGCAGATTTATCAGCACATCATCGGTCACACGCTGCCTGTCCGTATCGCTGACACGCTCGAATTCCTTCAAGCCGACCTGAGCGACATTCCGCGCCAGGAAAGTAATCACGGTGCGCAAATGCGGCTGTGTCTTGAAAAGCTCGGCCTCCGTCTGACCCTGAATCACGGCCATCTGGTCGGACAAATCAAAGGAAATGCTGTAGCGCGGCTGGAAAACGTTCCTCAAGGCGCTCCAAAGGCCCATAAGGCACCTCCAATCGCTTCAAAAAATCAAAGAATCATCAATCCATGCCCCGAATAGGCGGAAGACTTCGCCGGTCCGACATCCACAGCCTGCATGGTCTCCAACGCATACAATGCCTGCGATTCGGCAACCAAGCCGGAAATCTGCAATGCTGATTTCGTCCTGTCCCACACCTCGACCTCGCCGAGCCTTCGGGACACGGCCACGCCCACCTGCTGTTCGATGGCGGGCTGCGGCAGATGCCGCAGCTTACCCTCACGCACACGGTCGAGGAAGCGTCCGCAGCACGCGCCCAGACGGAAGCCTTCGATGAGGTGGACGTTCCAGCCTTTTTCGGTGAGTGGATCGATGAAATCGACTGCCGGACAGCCCTTGCCCTGCACGGCGATCTCCGTGATATGCGGCCAACGCTCCTGCAAAAGGTCGAGATAATGCGGCACCCACAGCATGCCGTCACGGCGAGCGATCAACTCCACGTGAGGCAACCCGTCCGCACGCATTCCGGCGGCGGCCACATACGTGGTCTTACGGTCGGCCGACGTGTCCACGGACAGGACGACGCGATTACCGTCCGGTATCGTGGAACGCGAGTCGATTCCGCTGGCCCACATCTTCGGATTGATGAAAGGAATGATGTCAGCAGTGACCCACTGGCACAGGACCTCGGTACGGAACGCCGCCTCGGTCATGCCGTCAATATCGGATCTGACGCTCATGACGGTCATCGGCCCATAGCCGAGCGACGGATTCGCCTGACGGATCGCATCGGCATCATCCACCGGACACTTGTCAGGCGCAGACCATTCGAAAAATCCGAAGCTGCCGTCCTGCTCGCCGGACAGGAACACGTCGGCCGGATTGCCACCGTCGGCGCTCAGACGAGTCCACTCGTCAACGAGCTTGCGGCCCTTGTCCACCTGCTTGCGCAACGCGACGGAACGATAGTCGCCAGCGTTCGAAATGCCCCATAATTGGCTGGACCAGACCGCCTTCGTGGTCTGACTGACGGCATTCCAGCCATCATCAGTATGCTGCTCACGCAACTCATCGAACACCACACGCGCGGCCGACTTCGCTCGAATGTTCTTGTCGGCGCGGACAATATATCTGGCCTTCGAGCGGGTGATGATCGCCTCCTCGCCGTTCGTGTTAACGAATTTCTGCGTCATCGCAGCGAGATCCGGAATCACCAGATCCGCTTCCTCGTCGGTAGAAGGCTGAGGATTGCACCATTCTTTGACCTGATTGTACGGGCCCTTGGCATTGTCCAACGTCTGCGCTGCGCCGACCACCAGAAACTTAACTGGCGGCACTCGGTCGGGATGCTTGTTGGAATCCACGAAGAGCCACCATGCGGCCAGAACGCCCATCAGCGTGGTCTTGCCATTCTGGCGGGCGACAAGCACAATCACCTTGCGGAAGCGATAGCTGCCATCCTCAAGCAGTTCTAGCGCATGGACGAGCAGCCACTGCTGCCACGGGTACAAATGCACGTGCAGCATGATCTCCGCGAACGCGATCACCGCGAAACCATTCGAGGTCTCCTTGGTCAACGGCCTGAGTGGCGGCGTGAAGATCCGCGGCAAGGTCACACCATGCCTCTCATCGTCGATGGCGCCGAAAACCGTGAGATTATCAGCCGCCATCGGACACCTCCTAGCCGAAACGCTTCATGAAATCCGCCATCTGCACAACCTTGTCGCTCTTCGGCGTCTCCTGCTTCGCCTCAGCCTTCGGCTTCGCAGGCCGACCAACCTTAGCCGGAACATCCACCGTCAAACCAAGGCTCTGGCAATACTTGAGAAAAGTCGGCAATGAGACGTTATCCAATTTTCCGTGCTCATCGATGAAACCCGTCTCGCAGATCGAATCAATCCGAGCCGCAAGCACGCGAGCAGCAGCAACCACCGCCGAATTCACGGCCTTGAGGTCGGTATTCTTCAGCGAACGCTCCAAAGCCTCCGCCACCGAACTCTTCGGAAATTTCGAAGACATGGAAAACGCCTCCTTACGCGCGACCCATCAACAAAAAACATCATCGGGGAGAGGAATAGCCAGCACGCGGGCAGTGGGTCGGTTCGGGGTGGTTTTCAGGATTTCACCGCCCCTATCCCTTTGGTGGTTGGTGTTTTAGTTGCTTGTGTTGATCCATTGTCGGCTTAGTGTGCCGATGGGTGTTGGTGGGTCTTGGTTGCTTCTGAGCCGGTTGCAGCTGGTGTGGCTTGGTTTGAAGCCTGCTGGGTCGAATTGGAGTTCGGGGTGCTTCGAGACTGGGTAGAGGTGGTCGAGGTTGAAGCTGTCATCTGTGGTGTTCTTGACTGCGTTGTAGTCGATTGGCATGCCGCACAACCAGCAGACTGCATGCTGTGCCTTGCATTGGTTGAAGAATGCGGCCTTGTCTTTTTCGAATTGTCGGCTTGTCTTGCGCGTTCTTCCTGGCATGTGGTCACCGCCTTGTGGTGCTTCGGGCTGGAGTCGAACCAGCGCTTGTGTGGGGTGCACTGTCTTTTTATCATCACGGGCATTCGATTTGAAGAAGTAGGAAGCCATGGCCGGTAAGGTATCCGTCCTAGGTATCTGTGCTATCCCTTGTGCTCTAACCGCTGAGCTACCGAAGCTGGATATGGAAAATGGTCCAACCATTTTCTGGCTGAACCATTCTACGAACATACGACAGTATAGCATTTCAACGGTGACAGTCAAGTAGGGCTGCTAGTTCTCCGAGGTTGAACGTGTACTGCCGCTTGTGTTCCGTCGGCGTGGCGTGCGACAGTTTGCCGCGTTTGAGCCATTGGCTGATGAGGTTGCGTGATACGGTCAGGCCGTATCGTTTCAGCTCCTTGGCCGCATCGCTGGGTGTGCCGGTGATGCGCACTTGCCACAGTCTTTCGTCTCGGGCTGCTTTGATTGCTGGCGCAGCCCATTCACGGTGGCAGCCTTGGCATGTGACCGACTCGGCTTCCGGCGTGCCGGTGAGCATGCTGTCGCAGTTTGGGCAGGTGCCAAGGATTATGAGCTCGTCTTCCGGCGTCAGGGCTTGCTCGTTGCGTCGGATGATGTGTTCCAGGGCGGCGTAGTCGTCTGCTGCGGTGCTCATGTTGAGGATGGTGTGCCGGTTGCTGATGATTGCATACCATGCTTTCCGCCAATCGTATCCAGCGTATGCCGTTCTGATTTTCCCTGCCTGTTCGGCTAGCCACGCTTCCGATTCTGCGATAAGGTCTTGCGCGTGGGTGTCGATGGGCAGTGGCGCGTTGCCTTTGTTTGGCGTGTGTGTTGGGGTGCCGATGCGGGCCTGTCGGAGCATGATGCTGCGCAGGGCGGGCAGTTGGACATGGCCGAGTTGGCGGATGAGCGTCCAGTAGGTTTCGCGGCAGTTTGCGCAGAGCAGGTTCGCCGTCGCCGGTTTCATGGGCTTGTGGCAGTGCTGGCAGTCGGTCAAAGTCGAGTCTCCTTGTCGTATCGTGTGATGATCGCGGCGACTTCCGCTTTCGGGACTTGCGGCACGAGCGGCGCGATTTCGTCGAGCGCGTAACCGGCCTGATGCCACTTGATGATCATGTTTTCGAGGATTTTCTTCATTTGTCTACTCCTTGTATGGGTTTTCGCTTGTGTGTGGCGGGAAGTCGCATTCCTGGTCTTTCCATCCGGCTGCGTAGCCTTCCTGCCATGCCTTGCGGCGCTCGTGTTCCAACCATTCCAAGCTGTACATGGTTACCTGTTCCAAGCTGTACATGGTTTCCGGTTTATCATGTTTCATGATTTCTCCTTGTTGAGTTTGTCGGCTAATTCGCAGGCCTTTTCGTCTGCCTGTGCGGTTTCTTCGTCGCGTCCGAGCGCTTCGAGCACGTGGCGGCATTTCCACGTGTGTATGTGGCGTTTCGACGGTGGTATGCCGCTCATGTTGGCGCGGCGTTGGCACCAGCCTTTCCACAGTCGTGTCCAGTCGTTGACGGTGCGTGTCTCGCCGTAGTGGCGAGCGGCGAAGGCATTCCACGCGTCCGACAGATCGAGATTCGGGTAATCGCGGATTATGACGGCATTGGCGTGGGCTTTCTCCCTGACCAGCTCGAAGTCGTTCAGCCCGATTTCTTTGGATGAAGAAGAAGAATATTCTTCTTCATCTTTCTTTTGGGTTCTGGTGTTCTGGTGTTCTGGTGTTTGTCCCGATGTAACAGCGTTACAGTTCCGATGTAACGCCGTTACATCCGATTCGTTGCGATGCTTGGCCACGCGCTCGGCGCTTTTCTTCCTGGCGTGCAATACCTGCTCTTTGGTGCGGTTATGCTCGGCGTAGTCGTGGATCAGCCATCCTTCCTCCACCTCTTCAAGCATTCCCTCGTCAACGAGCGCCTGCACTTGTTCCGGTGTCGCTCCGATGTTGGAGAGCATGGCGCGACGTGGTACGAAACCGTCCGTGAGCCTGTCCCCGCACAACGAGAGGGCCATGCAATACACGCCAACGGAATCGGCGCGGCCCATGCGCACGAGGTCACGTATCTTGTCGTTGTCGTAGAAGCCGTTCACGAGCTGCACGTAGCCGCGTCTAGCCATCGCCTAATCTCCTCTTGTGATTCCGTTGTGGTCCATCCAATCCAAAGCTTTTTCGAGTTCCGCCAAGCTTGGTGGGGGCCAAGGAAGAATTCCAACATCTTCCATCACATGCTCCCGAATCGCTTGTAGAATTCGCTGTCGGTCATGCCATACAGCGGATCCATGCTTGTCGGCTTGCGCGCGGACAGCCGGTAGCCGCAGTAGGGGCAGGTGACGTAGTATGTGCCGACAGTCTCGCCGCAGTGGGCGCATTCCACATACTTGATCGTCTCGATCATTCGTTTGCCGCCTTCCGCTCGGCTTCGAGCATTCCCTTGGTGGTTTCGGTTTCAGGTTCCTCCCATGGGACTGCTAGCTTCACGTGGCTATTCATGATTGCGATGCGACCCGGATCTTCAAACCATGTAACGTGTCCGGCATGATATTCGTCTCCGTAAGACTCGTATCCGCAAGCAAGCCCATAAATCCCGTCCCAGCGTCCTGCCCATCCGCTTTTCAGGTAGTATGCTTCACCGCAATCAAGTTCCACGCGCAGACCCATGCCATGCGGCAGAACGTCTAACACACTGCTCTTTTTCGTATCCTCGCTTTGATTAGGCACCTCGGACGGCATGGAGCCGCTGTAGCCGAGCAGGTGACGGCAGTGCTCGGCAACGTCTCCAAGCGCTTGCCGTTCTCCGAGGTATACCAGCACGTCTGCTGATGTTTCTGTGCAATCCACGTTGATGCTTCTCATGCTGGTTTCGCACCAGTCGATGACTTCTTGCAGTGTTTTGTCTTTCTCAGTCACGTTCGTAGCCATGGCTAGTGTTCCTTTTCTTCGATTCGGATGGTGATGTGGTAGACGCCTTTTTCAGTGCTTGGCTCGCCTAGCCGGTAATCCGGGCCGAGCACGTAGTCCGCGTTGTCGTCGGGCCAGTAGCCTGACTGGGTGATGCCGTCGAGTATCGCCTTGACCATTGGGGCCGCGTTCTCGGGGTCGAAGCGTCCGTGGGTCAGTGGGTGGATGATGGCGGTCACATGCACCGGCCAATGCTCGGGCTTTTTGAGCTTGCCACTGTTGATGAGGTTTCGGAAGGTGAGCAGGCTCTTGGCCTTGACCTGCTTCTTCCTGGCGTATGGCACTGCCCAGCTGCGGCTTCGACGGTTCTGTGTCCACCACAATTGCCTACCTATCGCGATATCAATCTCGCTCATAGTTGTCGGCCTCTTCTTCCTCGGCTTCGATTTCGCATTCGGGGCATGGGATGGGGCGCGCCGGATACAGCGCGCACCCATGGATTGGACATACCGGTTCGACGTCCGGTGGCTCTATCCATTCGCGCATCAGAAGTCAGGCTCTCCGGCTGGCGCGCCCCACGGGTCATCGGCCGGAGCCTGCGACTGCTGTTGTGTCTGCTGCGGCTGCTGATAGCCGCCACCGTTGGCGTTGCCGCCCTGGTATCCGCCTGACTGCATCTTCTGCACCTGGGCCGTCGCATATTTGAGCGATGGGCCGATCTCATCGACCTGAAGCTCGATAACCGTGCGGTTGGAGCCGTCCTGCGCCTGATAGGAGCGCTGCTGCAAACGACCCTGCGCAATCACACGCATGCCCTTTGCGAGGCTCTGCGCGCAATGAGTGGCGAGGTCACGCCACGCGGAGCAGCGGAGGAACAGCGCATCCCCGTCCACCCACTGGTTCGACTGTTTGTCGAACGTGCGCGGTGTGGCCGCGATGCTGAAATTCGCCACCGTGCCGCCATTGCGGGTCGTACGCAATTCCGGATCGGCGGTCAGATTGCCGACAATCGTGATAACGGTCTCCCCTGCCATCACTCAGTCTCCTTGCTATCAGTGTTGTTTTCCTGTTCAGTGGTGGTCGTGTCAACGACTTCCACCTGTTCCTGCTGTGGGTTGCGGATTTCCTGCAATGCCTGCATGATTTTCCGTTTCACGAAATCAGGGGCTGCGAGCAGATTGTCCGCGTCCTGTCGGCTGACCTGTCGTGGTCTCAATCCATGCTTGCCGGTCAGCCGGTGCAGCACTTGCTCGGCTTCCTCGTTCGACGCGACACCGCAATCACGCAGCATGGTGAAGATGGCTTCCGCCTGTTCGGTCGTGCACGCCTGCGGCTGCTGCTCGGCCTGTTCGACTGGATTCTGGCGCGCACGGCTTCCATACCCGCGACGCTTCTGGCGTGACGGCTGCTGTTCATCGTCAACGACTTCCGCCCGCACGTCACTGTTGGTATCAAGGTCGTGGAGTTCATCGGGCGAGTATTGCACGCCGTAAAGGATTTCAGGGCACGCTTCGCGTGCCACTGCGGTAATCGCACGCCACGTGAGCATCGTCAAAGGCTGCTTCCTGTAGTTGTCCTTGTTGAGCAAGCCCATCTGCTGCGCCCACGCTTTGTCGCGCGTGACGCTGATCGGATAGTCTGGATCATCGGACCGCACGATGGTGGCGGTCACGCTCAACGCCTTCTCGTCCTTCCTGATGCGGAGCTTGTGGCCCGCCATACGGACATGGCTGGCGATAAAGCTGGCCGAAGCGGTGGGCTTGCCGTTGATGACGCTGATGTCCTGGAGGCTTTGCATCGGCGTGAGTCCGAGCGGAGCACCGTAGCCTACCGCCACGAGGATATTGGCGGGCTTGCCGCGATACACGGTGGGGATGATGTCGGATTGGCATACCGCTTTGGCGAAAGCCATCTGGTCCTGCAATGTGATCTGCTGTTGCGGTTGCGGCTGGATTGGCGTGAGTTCGTTGCTCATTCCTTGGTTTCCTTCTTGGTAGTGTTGTTTTCCGATCCGTCAGTGAGCAGTAGGCGCATGACGGTTGGTGCGAGTTCCGCGCTGAACAGTTTGTCCACGAAGCCGCGCGTGCTGCGGAACGTGACCACGCCCGGCCTTCCCGGCTTCCATTCAACGCCGTCCGGCAGTTCGCCGTCATGGTCGCGGATCATGTCTTCGAGGTATCTCGCGTCCATCGCTTCGCGTCTTGGCATCCAGACCTGTTCGGCTGCGGGCTGTCCGCCTGGAATCATGAAATCGTTGTCGTGCAATAATGCGCCGTAGGCTCGTTCGTCGGTTACGGTGTATTTGCCGTTGCCGCCTTTGCCGAGGCTGATTTCTCCGGCTTCGATGCCTGCGATGTTGACGGTTTCCTTGTCTCCACCATCGTGGTCGTGTTCCCATGCGGTTTTGATGATTTTGAGGATTTCACCGCTGCGTTTGTTGATCGCGGTCAATACGGCGAGGTCAGCGCGGAGTTGGTCTGGACTGGTGTTGTCGTATTTCTCGGTGATTTCGTTGAGGGTTTTCTTGTCCATTACTTGTTTTCCTTGCTGTAGTTGGCTTTCAAGTCCATGAGTTCGCCGTTGAGGAGTTTCGTGGCGAACCCGTAGACGACTTTGTCGTTGGTTTCGAACGCGGTTCGCTGCAATGCGCTGATGGCGTCGAAAATGCCGGTCAATGCGTTGGAGATGATGGCGCGTGGGTCGGCTGCGGCTTGTGGCTTGACGTCGATGGTTCCGGTGGTGACGTCGTTTACCGTGAGCTTCGATTCGGTGACGTCGGCTGCCGTGATTTTCGATGTGGTGGTGGTCATGGTTTCTTTCTTCTTTCCGCTTGTGGTTGTTTTCTGTGCTTTGCTGCGTGGTGAATGCTTGTCGAAGGCCGGCAATAGTCCTTCCTTGCGGAGCTGGCTGAGAATGTTGCCGACTGTTTTCTGGCTCATGCCTAGCGCTTCGGCCGTTTCCTTGCCGTCGAACGGTTGGCCTTGGTCGATGCGGTTTTTGCAGTGCGCGAGGATGAGTTCTCGTTTCGACGGTTTCTCCGGCAGGCCCTGCGTGAGGAGTCCGGCCTTGCGTAACGCCCGCATTTCGCCGATCTGGAGTCCGGCTTCGCCTGACTCGTCGTAAATGCTTTTCAGCTCGGCGAGCTCGTCGGCTGTGTATTCGTGTTTCAACGTGTTCCTTTCCTGAGTCTTTCGATGAGCGCGTGGTTTTCACAGATGAAAGCGTCCACGTCGATCCCCTGCTGGGTGAGGGTCGGCTTGCCGGTGTCGACGCGTGCCTTCCCATCGCTTTTGACGTCTGGATGGCTTTTGCACTGTGTCGCCGGAACGAACATGCCGTTTCTCATCTCGCCACCGTCCTCCGGTACTTGTGTGCCAAAGCCCACTTTTCTGCGATTTGACGCTGGTAGCGGACTTTGCGCCTGTCCTGATGGCCTTCCGGCGGTTCCACGCCGATTTTCAAGTACGGCGGCCCCTTGCCTGTGCTCCGCCAGTTGGCGAGGGTGCGCACGCTCATGCCGAGCATGGCGGCAAGTTCGGCTGGCGTAAGCAGATCGTCACTCATGGTCGTCTGGGCAGTAGCGGCTGATGAAGTATGTCTGGCCTTTGCCGGTGACCTTCGCGGTGCGGTTGATGGTCACGTGGCCGTCCGAATGGGTGATGGCGGTTTCCTTGATTCGGAACAGTCCCAAGTTCATGGCCTTCTGGGTCGGCACGTTGCGGTTCGAGCCGGTCTTGCCCAAGTAGCCGTCCTGTCGGAGAATCTCGAAAAGTCGGTTCTGGCCGATGTCCAAACCGTTCTGGCGCAGCATCTTCGCCAGTTCTCCGATCAGGCACGTGCCGTCGCTTGCGGCCACGGCGTCCGCGAACCGTGCCTTCGGCTCCAACATCTTGATCTGTGCGTCCTTGGCCTGAAGCTGCTGGTTCTTGCGATCGATGGTCTTCTGCGCGACGAGCACGGCCCTGGCCATGATGTCCTCATCCGAATCCGACTCGGACGCCGTGATGTAGCCGCCGGTTTTGCGGATGGACGGAAGGACCTCGTGAGTCACCCAACGCTGGAAGCGCTTGACGAACGCCTGCGCCTCCGGTTCTTTCACATAGGCGGTTTCGCGGTTGAGGATTGAACGGTAAAGACCTGACTCAGTGATAACCGTCATATTCTGCGTTCCACTGGGGGTACTCACTTCGTGTATACCCCTCTCGTCATCATCGAGATTGCGGGCGAGGTTCGCGGCGTCGCGGTATCCGAGAATCTTGGCGATGTCGGATGCGACGAACATCACCTCATCGCCATCGGCCAGTGCCCTGACCTTGTTGCCCTCGAACTCGAAGGGCTGGATTTCAGTGCTCATTGGTTGTCCTTTGCTTGTTGCAAGTTGTGTGCCTCACCCTGACGAGTGGATGGGGCTGAGTGGCTGGCATCGGTGTCGGACCGATGCCGTCCTTGGATTCCGAGCGCCCCTTTGACTGTTGGAACGCGACCTGAACGCGTTCGCGGCCGGTGGCGTGGCCGACGGTGACTGAAAGCCGTCAGGCGGATGAAAGGGTTTGCAAGCACCGGAGTGCCTGCGTTTTTGATAGAGAGAGAAGAAGGATTGGAATCCGTGGACGGGCGAACCGTCGCCCAGCCGAATGCGCCGACAGTGTATGTGAAGCATGATGTGGTCGGCGCGTGGATAATAATCGATATTCAGTTATGGTTCCCGCCAGCCGACAATGGTGAACGTGGATGTCCGCGAAAACATCCCAGATTTGGTTTGTTTTGTTGGACTGTCGGCTGGTGGGAAGTCTTTTAGTCGCGTGGCGCGAATCTGACGATCAGCCACAATGCGGTGGCGATGTACACGCCTTCCACCATGAGCGCGGCGGTGGTGCTGCCGCCATGCCATGTGAGCATGATGGTCAGGCTGGAGATGAGGCCGATGCTGACGATGGCGAAGAGGATGCGGCGGCGCGTGTAGTTCGGCTTCGTGTTCTCCGCCTGTCCGCTGTCGCGCAGTTGGTCATGGCTGGTCATTTGTCTGCCTCCATTTCCTTGAGGATTCGCCCGCATTCGCGGCGGACGCGTTGCACTTCGGTCTTGGTGAAGTTGAAGTAGTATTGGCCGGTCGAGGTGCGGAAACTCATTCGCGCCATCGGACTGCCGTCCTGGGCGGTGAATGCCTGCATCTCGAAGCCGCCGTCGTCCATCCAGCTCATCGCGTGTCTCCCGCATTGTCGTTGAGTTCGAGCAGGTCGAGTTGTTCACGGCATTTCGCTTCGAGTTGCGTCCGCCTGGTCTCGTCGGTCTCCTCGCTGAGCTGGGTGAGCAGGTCGCGCAGATTCTGGAGGATCTGATCTCGTTGTTCCAGGAATGTCATCTTGTTGCTCCGATCTTGTTGGAGAGGTTGTAGGCGATGTTTTCGATTTCCGCCGAGGTGAAGTCTGCGAGGGTGATGTCTTGGATGCCGTCCACGAGGCTGGCGCTGCCGTCCTCATGGAGGCGGATGTATAAGCCGCTTGATGCGAGCAGCAGGCATCCGGGCTCATGGAGCGTCGGCGGTTTTGGCGGATTCAACAGTTGCTGGCTCATACCGCCACCTCCTGCTTCTGCCTTTGCGCTTCGAGTCTGGCCGATTTGATGATGTCTTCGGTCGTAATGCCGAGCGCCTTGGCGATGTCGGCCAGGTCTTCGGTGCTGAATGGAGTCTTCAGTGCGAATCGGTCGTAGAGGAATTTGCGGTCGCGGCCGATCCTCTCCGCAAGATCCGGTGTGCTGATGCCAGCTCTTGCGGCTTCGGCACGGACCGCTCGGATCAGCGTGACCGATGTTTCAGAAAGGTTTGTGGATTTCTTCATATTTCACACCGTACCGCATTCGGTACGTATTTGCAACCGCATTCGGTACGTGTGTTGCAAAAGTACCGGAAAACGGTACACTGTAAGTATGAGCAAATACGATTCAGACTTCACTCGCAGAGTCACGGAGACAATCGAGCAGAAGCGACGTGACAAGGGAATGACCATCGACGATCTGTGCAAGGCGGCGGGTATAGGCAGGAACTCCTATTACACGAAGCAGCGCGGCGAGCGGTGCTTCAATACGGAGGAGATCGATGCCATCGCGAAGGCGCTCGGTTGCGATGCGCTGCTCCTCCTCGAGGAGGCGGCGCGTGAGCCCACCGACGAGGAGGCGATGATCCGCGCGACACTCAGAAGGCTCCAGGAGCACCCGGATGAATTGGCCGGGTACCTGCGCGACGGCCTCAGCAAGGCCGCCCTGGGTATGGCCGCGAACGAAGACCCGAACTCACGGCTTGAGGCCGAGACGCCGGAAGAATGACATACAAGGAACCGGTGAAAGCGCGATTTTCTGCGTTTTCGCCGGTTCCTTTGCCACAAGCAGAAGGGGAAAATGAGACGCATCACCATCGATGCACTGGAAAGACAGGCTCGCGGCCTGCACGTGAGAATCGTCGATATCGACATGCCAGGTACGACCTGCGGCCTGTATTGCGATCGGCTCAGGACGATCTGGCTTGCCGACTGGCTCAATGACCGGCAGAGGCTCTGCACCATGCAGCATGAGCTGATCCACGCGCGCTACCGCGATCTCGGATGTGGCAGCCGGTATGGTGCCAGATGCGAGCGCCGCTGCCGCAAGGAGACGGCATTGGCGTTGATTTCGCCGGTGGATTACGGGATGGCCGAGGAGATGTGGGATGGCGACGCTTGGCATATGGCCGCCGAGCTTGGCGTGACGATGCAGGTGCTTGCCGATTATCGGCAGATCCTTGCCGAGCGCGTCTGCATCGTATGAGCCGACTCCGCCGGAATGGCGGAGGTTTTGCATAGAATGGCGGGAAAAACCTCGAGTGAAGGGACAGAGATGAGCGAGCAGCGTAATGACGATGCGGCCGATGACGGCAGTGTCACGACCGGGAAGGTGAGCGTCGACAGACAGCGAGGATTCCGCGCCCTGGCCGGTATCCTCAGCCGTCACGTGCCGGTGGCGACGGTGGCCGCGCTGGCGGTGCTGTGCATCGCGGTGGTGCCGGTGGCTTACACGGTCGGCCTGCATTCCGCGGCGATGGATAAGGTGGCGCAGGCCATCGCCGATGATAGCGAGGATTACACGGATCTCATCAAAAAATACAATCGGCTGGTCAAAAAATACAATGGCCTGATTGATGAATACAATGATGCGGTCGACACCGTGGATGAAGCGAAGAAGCTGAAATCCGACATCACGACCCTGGAAGCGCAGCGTGATGCGTTGAAGACCGAGGTAGGGCAGGCGAAGCGCACCACGGTGTCCGATGGCGTGTGGCAGGTCGGCAGGGACATCGACGCCGGAACGTATCGCGCAAGCGATTCCGTGACGGACCGCTGTTACTGGGAGATCAGCAGCGGCGGCAACATCCTGCAGAACGATATGCCTGGCGGCGGCTATCCGCAGCTCACGGTGAGCGATGGCCAGCAGCTCAAGGTACAGGGCTGTGGCACGTTCACCAAGCAGTGACGTTCTCTTCGATTTGCCCCACATTTGTGGGGCTTTTATATTGGGTATGTAAAATAAGTGGCTGGAAATTGGTAAATCTCTGGTTGGACAATCAAGATGATGTCCACCGAATCCCAACCACTAATTTAACGAATATTATCTCTAAAAATCCAACCACTTTTTTAACGATAGGAGATTCGGCTTAGCGGTCTGAAATCCGTCACACCTCGACGGTCTATCCCTGTCTTGATGCCTCTTTCGCAATCCCGCTCGGGATCTTCTTCAAGGAACGAGACGACGCCCTTGGCCATGCGAGAGATGAGGCCTTCGAGCTTGATAACGCAGTCGTATGCGCAGGCCTTCAAGTTTTCCGCACCAACTCCGGTATGGCCATAGCTCGCGACGATTCCGCACTCGTCGCCTTGGACGCATACCCCGATGACTTTGTAGGGGCTGTAATCCTTTCCTTTGCCCTCGATGACCGAGGACCCCGCATGGACCACTGCACAGCGCAGCTGGTAGAGGTCTGAGGCGGTGAATGCACCTCGCGCCGTTATGCCGTCGAGCTCATCGCTAATCTCGTCTTGGCTCTTCTCGTCTTTTCGCTCTGCGTTCATCTTCTCGCCGGTATTTGGAAGATCCAGGTATTTCACGCACCAATCGGTGTACTTCATACCGACGGCTTTTGCGCAGACGTCGGGTATAGTCACGACGAGGCTCAGCGCTGCAAGCAAAAGCCCTGCGTCGAAGGCTATCTCGCATTCTTCCACGAGCCTGCTGGGCGTGCGATGAATCACGGTCGGGGAGCCGTATTCGTTGGCGGCGCTTTCCAGGCCACCTGAAGGCGCAGGCCTCCAGGCTGCAATTTCGTCGAGTCTCGCATTCATAGGATCTCCCCTTCCTTCTCTCTGCTTCAAGCTACCGCAGATGGGGATTGGACGTGCCGATTCTTCTATTTCAGCGCATTGGCGCTGTATGAAAGAATGAAAATAATGTTACATATGCATGTATGTATATTTCATGTTTGCAAGTTAGTATTTTCCACTTGCAAGGTTAATATGCACCCTTGTTTACAACACGCCATACACACATGTTTGCAAGTTAGCATATAATGTGTTTCAGAACAAAAAAACCTCCGCAGTGTTAACGGCACCACGGAGGTAAAACATGAAGCCTCACTCAAAGACTTCCGAAACCATTGTAACGCATGGCTTGGAGGTCGGAAATGGACCACGAAATGGGATACCGCAACATGCTGGCAGTCGAAGAACTCGCAAGCCAAGGTAAACTCACCGTCACCCACAAGGGCGCACGCAGCTTCGACTTCGCGCAATACGCCCTGCTCAGCCGCATGGCATGGCTCACCGCTGACTGGCCGCTGGACAAAGCCGCCAAGGAAAAGCACATGCTTCCGCGCACCTACGCTTCCGGCTGGCTCAAAATCGCCATCGATTGGGGCATGACACTTCCCCAGTCAATGGACGAGCTCGTGGCGATCGGCAATGAGCCGCGCAATCCGAAGCGAGAGCAGCTGGCTTACAACCGCATAGGCAAGATCGCCAAAAAACTCGAATCCGCAGGACTCGTCAAATGCCTTCGCAAAGGCAATGTTCAGCGCAAGAACAATGCCGTGTGGCTGCTGACTATCGGCACGCCGGAGGAAAACGCCGAGGTCGAAGCCTACGTGCGACAGCACATGTACCTCTGA